CCACGACTTATCAAAACTAAACTTCCTTTCCGATAATGCTTCGACCGACTGAACCAGGTGATCGATCTTTACATCCATAACCTCTGTTCGTTTGTCTACAGTAACAAGAGTAGTAATCATCCAGATAAGACCAACGGATGAAAGAGATAACCCCGCGCCCCAAAATAAAAGCTGAACGTTCCTATCCATTTGTTCTACCACATGCTGCAAGACCAGTACTTGGCCTTTAACTTATCCAATGTGCCCTTGTCACAACCGTGTCTGGCCCTGAACGACTTTCGCCGTTTAGGGTTTGATTTTTTAATGGTCATATTGGCATCGCCAAATCTAACAATCTTTTCCTTGCCTTTATCGCAAGCTTTTACAACAAACTTCTTACCGCCAGAAACTTGACGTTTTGGCTTGTTGCATTTCATCTTAGACTTGTCGATCTTAGCCATTACGCTAATCCCTATGCAACGTCATCCAGTAATGCACATACAATTACTTGTGCTGTAGAAGCAGAAGAAATTGCGTGTACGTCAGCAACTGTTGCATTTGGAAATCTACCATAGAAAGACTCGTTAGGACCAATAGTTACAGCTTGAGCTAAACTTGAAGAAACTGTTCCTGCATCAAACGTTACATAAATACTACGGCTGTCTGGATCGACATTTTTAATGTAAATAAACTTTACCTTGTCGGCTGTCGCTACGGCTGTCGGTGCAGTATCGTCATCCACAGCAGTATAGTCTGTGTAATATCCAGCCATTAAATCTGAACTTGCGTTTGATACAGAAGTAAACTTGTAGTACCACTTGTCATTTGCGTCAGCAGGGCTGACTGTTGTTGTGGCTTCGATAGTTTTGGCTATCTCGTCCGGTAGAATCGTAGTCTTCATGACTACTGTAGCTGCGTCAGCCATGTTTTATCTCCTTTACACTCACCCGAAAAATCCGGTTATCGAAGTGATGTTAGTTAGGGTTACATGGCAGTCATCGTCAAAGATGATACCATGATCAGGTATAGATATCTGTGAGTCATCCGAGGTGTTGAACACCATGTCTAACAACGTTGCTCCACCGCTACCATTCTTGAAAACTACTTGAGGGGACCCGCTTGAGGCTGTCTTTACATAGAAAGCCTTTAAACGAGTCCTGCCTGTATGTAGGTCTCCAGTGGCAGTAGCTGTCTTTGTAAATATAGAAGCAGCCATTTAAGTCTCCTATTAAGGTTGAACGGTGGCGTTAAACGCTTGAGCGTACATTACAGATATAACAACTGATCCCGCATTCGTAGCTGCGCTTGCAGTAGCTGTTAGTTTTAAATCGGTTGCACCAGTGTTCTTCCATGTAAGTGTACCACCACCAGAAGCACCTAACGCTTTAATACCTACGGTTGTGCCAGATGCTACCGCATTAACGAGAGTTGCTGCACCGCCTACAGTATCACCAACACTAATATTTGTTGTGGCGTTAGCAGCTACTTCTAAATCGATAATTATGTCTACGATTTTTGAGTCAGCGGGGATTACTATATTTGTAGCTTCCGCTGCAACAGCACCGCCAGAAATATCCATTACATGTTGCTGAACCATTACAACATAACCAACGTTGGCTATGTTTGTTCCAACTGTAGTACCAGTTGTATTTCGTATATTACCTGCTCTGATAGGACCAGAAAAAGTTGTTGTACCCATGTCGATCTCCTGTCTGGGTTAATGTCAGTAACACCATGTCACTGTCAGGGATGACATCACTATACCACAGGAAATATAAAAAGAAAGGGGCAACCTAAGTTGCCCCAATCATTGAGAGAGTAAATCTTTGCAAAAAGACTATCTCACTATAACATAAATTATGCTCCGGGTGAACCGAAAACACAACGTGGGTCTGAGAACCCAAATGAGTAACGCTCACGCGCCTTGAATCTCATGTTACCAGTATCGAAGTCAGCTTCCATACCAGTGGACATTGCCATACGCTCAAAGTGGACAAATCCACGAGGTGCGTCTGTCATGATGAAGAATGCATCAGGATCAGTTAGGAAGTCATTAACAGCGTAACCGCTTGGTAACATTCCCATTGATCTTAGTGCGTTCGTATCGTTGTCCGCTGTACCAACACGTAAGTTAGATACCATCAAACGTTCAGCAACAAACTGTAGCTGACGTGGGATGACTAACTTTGTGCCGCGTAAAGCAACTTTGAGACCACGCTCATCAACAAAACCTGCGATGTTGATCAAAGCATCTTCAAGAGATGTTTCATTCAAATCAGCCGCAGTTCCTGGTTCGTTAGCAAACGTACCACCCGAAGTAAGTGGGTGTGACGCATCACACAATGCAACTCCGTCGCCACCAGCAGAAGCACCTGCTGTGAAAGCGTTGTTCAGAATTGAAGCAGCTTTAACCTGCTTTGTGTGTGCCATTGAACGAGCCAACGCACGAGTATAACGTGAACCAAGACGATCATATAGATTGTCTTCCACTGCTTCCTCAGTAATTGAGAAGGCAAGTGCCACGGTCTCGTGGTTGTAACGAGCAGTGTATGCTTCGTTAGCGTCGTCAAAATTTACAGCAGAACCTTCCGACTTGGTTGGTGCTGCTCCGAAACCACTCAACATTACTTCTTCTTCGAATGCTCGATCAGAAGATTCTGTTGTGAAGATCTCTGCATGTTGGTTTTCGTACCTATCGTACTCCATACCAAACAGGGCGTTGAGACCGGGTTCCAACTCTTTCGCTAGTTGTGCGCGAGAAATAGCCATATTTCAGTCTCCTTACACGCCAGTCGTTGAAACAGTACCACCTGCAATCGCGCCATTGGCGGAATTGAAGGAGTTGTTTAAACGAACGATTACAGGGATACCAGCCGCAGTGAAGTCTTGATTTTCAGGGTCATCTTGAATACCCATGATTCTCAAGTTCAAATTTGCAGTGGTGGCGATTGTGCCCACAGCCAACGTAGCAGAAGAGATACCAGTGGTTGATGAACCACTTTGACCCGCTGCGAAATTAGCATTTGCGAACACATGTCCTCGTGCAGTTGCTTCACTTGTTAACGTACTGTCGGAACAGATAACAAATGATTGCATTGGATTATCATACACGAAAGCTTTGACGGGGAAATTAGTATCCGCGCCAGAACCAGGCCAGTTGTTAGCGAAAATTTTCTCACCAGTGGTAGACGAAACGTATTCGCAACCCCAAAACACTCCTACGAGTCCCACGGTTCCACCTGCCGCTGCGCCAACTCTATCAATAAAGCCTGTTGACAGCGGGATTACGGGTGAACCTTGGAAAATCGCGTTAGTGTTTCCGGCTGCTATACGATACTCGGTCGCACCAGTGGTGTTTGCAGCCTGACCGACTACACCAATCGGACGAAGTCCGAAGGCACCATTAGTATTTGCCATATCAGCAATCCTTTAAGTTAATTGGAGTCTCTACGAGAACCTCCAAAAGTTACACGACTTTGCCGATCATTCTGAATCGGCATTGAAGGATGTTGTTCCTTCATTAGGTCCTGATCTACAGCAGTCATCTGTTCGCGGGTTCTGCCCCCGTAATAAGCAGTTCTTTCCTCTACTGTTTCAACAGGTATTCGACACAACATCAGACCACCTTGTCCAATTACACCTTCGTAACGACCTTCGTCGATAGTGGGTGCTTCATAGTCTGGATACTCATCTTTACGGACGGGTTCCCATCCTTCACGTAACTTGGAGTTGACATTCATTTTGTCTTCCTCGCCACGCATTGCGACTCGAATCCAGCGATGCACATAACCCGGAGGGGCTTCTGGTGCTTCAAGGTGACTGGGCGGTGCCCATGGTTTTCTGCGAGAGTCATCCTCTCGTGTGGTGGTTTTACGTGGTGTTCTATCTGCCATAAGCTTAATCCTTCACATATTTAGCGTATTCTTCTAGCGGTACGTTTAAACGTTTCGCCATCGCAATTTGTGATGGTGATAGTTTCACCGACCTGCGCCCCTGTTTTGCAGTACTGCGGGTTGCTGAAGCGGCAGCAGGTGCGACCTGTGCTCCACCCGTTTTCTTCGCTGTTTGGAACTTCTGTGGAAACTCCGAACGAATGCGTTTGTCTACCTCAGTATAATACTCATCGGTGTTCGGGTCAAACCCTTCTTCCTCGACAAGCTTTTTATGTATCCCAAACGCTGCGTAAGTCATGACCTCATCGGCCCCAAACCAATTGTTTTTATTGGCCCAATCCTCTGCTTTAGGATCTGGTTTTGCTTCTGGTTGAGGCTGTGGAGCGGCCTGTTCTTGTGGCTTTTCTTCCACATTCTGCTCTCGATCCAGTCGATCTTTTGCCAAACGAACACGATCTTGTACCACCGCAACCTTAGATAATGCCTCTTGTGATGCGAACATTGCGTCCGTATCCCCAGAGTCATACGCCTCTTTATATTGACGTTTTAAAGAATCTACTTCTGATTCCAATCTAGCCTCTTCAGAACTAACGTAACCTTTATCTAAGTTCTTAACCTGAGACTTCAGTTTGTTATTCTCTTGTAAAAGCTTCTCCGCCATGCGTACCGCTTCTTCACGATCACGCTCTTCCTTGCGATACTTCTCTGTGAGTTTCTTTATACGAGCTTGTACTTTAACTCCGTATTCATCCACCTCATCTTTAGGCTCTTCAGAAGCAGCAACCTGCTCCGGTTGTTCCTCTACTTCTATCTTTATCTCCGGTTCAGGCGCGGGTTCTTGAACAACCTCTTTAGATTCTTCAGGAGCATCTAGCTCTATTTCTACGCCTTCTTCTTCTGGTTTTTGCTCTTCAATAGTTTCTTCTGCCATCGTTACCTCCTAAACGTGTTTTATATCGTCTGGCTCTAAAATAGTTGCGATCACTTCGTCATCATTAATGATACGAACCTCACCCCCATCTATCTTAAATCGTGAACCAGAATACCGACCAATGCATACCCATTGGCCTTCTTTGCACCACGGCTCTGAGTCAGGCCCGAACTTGTCTGGGTCTTTGTAAGCCAGTGGTCCAATCTTTAAAACATACGCTACGACCGTGGCTACCGCTTCACGGTCTCGTATTTCATCAGGAATATATAAACCCCCGTGCGTCTTGCTTGCACCTTGATAAGGCATAACCAAAACACGCCAGCCTGTTGGTTGAGGCAAGCGTTCTGATAACGGTTTGTCTATAAGTGATGGATCTAATACGCGATCTTTCGCGTCAACATATGCGCCTTCAACAGACGTTGAGTCGGCTGCTGTAGCCTCCTCCCGGTCTTTGTTCATTTTCTGCGCGACATGTTCAGGAAGATATAAGGTCTTCGACATCGTCTACGTGGTTCTCCAGCAGGGCTTTTATTTCCTCACGGGCGTAGGTAAGGCCCCGTATCTCACCTACCATGAGTTTATATTGCTCCCAGTCTTTGGCAGCATCATGTGCGAGAGCACTTGCAATATCTTGTTCGCGCTCTCGTAGTACCTTATACATATATTTTGCTAAATCAACACCGTCCATGGGATTAATATGTTTTTCCCCTGTTAGTATTATGTCGGACATCGCCGCCTGGAGTAAACTCTCTAACTGGATCTCCTGTTGGTTCTTTGATAGGAACTAAAGGTGTCTTATCTCTAAGACCTACAGCTTCTTTCTCTATCATTTCCTTTATTCTATTTGCTCGTCTGACTGTCTGCGAAGCACGAGACGGTCTTTTCTTTGGTCTCAAACTTGTCTCAACCGTAGTGTCGCTAGGTCTTTTCTTTGGTCTCGGTGAAGTTTCAACAGTTCCCATATCTGGCTCCTAATCTATAAGTTCAAAATGTGGCCCATCAATAAATGGACGTTTACCTTCAGATCGACGTAGATCTATATAAGCATTCATGGCTTCTTCCATGGTGCCTTCCCACTTGCGGATATCCATAGGATAACCTTTTTGAGGGACAGCCCAAGCCGCTCCCCAACATACAGGAACATTTAGATTAGTCGCCGCTTCCTTGATTGCGTCAGCCAAATCATCGTACAAATTTAATTCCCAGGATGCCCGTCCGTTCACAAACGCCATGATGTCGAAAGCCTTACCGTCAAGGTGCTTCGACTTCATCGTCTGACTTGCTCCTGAAGCTACCAACTCCTTCTGTTGTTCTATGGTTCTCATACCCTGCACCACTCCGAAATCGGTTTTGGTCAGTGTAATAGCCATTTTAACAACAGCCTGTAAGCCGTCATCAATTCCTTCTAGTCTATCAAGACTTCTTCTACTCAGTTTGAAACTCATTATTTTCTCCTTACAAACTGTTTGTACCCTTTCACACCGAAAGAGGCTGAAATTGCAATACCCAAGCTGTAAAAATACCATTCCGGTGCCTTCTGAAGCTGTTCAAATCCTCTGTCTACAATGCCCTCGGCACCTGGAATAAATGCAAGCACAAGCGGAATTGACAACACAATGACGAAAAATTCGTCTTTCCAGGACGACCCACTATTCTCTGCCATCACCCGTTCCCAATCGGCAACGCTTGTCTTTTCAGACAGTAAAATCTTTGCTTTAGCCTCGGCTTCTGTAAGTTTTAACTTGGCTTCCGCAGCTTGCTTTGTAGTCTTGGCATCAATCCATGATCCTGCCAGACTTGCTAGTGGTGTTAAAAACTGTAACATTATTTCTCACCCTCCATACTCATGGATGTCTTCTTGTCCGCCTTTGCAGAATAAGCGTTGAATCCCATAAACGCAGCAACAACACCTGATGCCGCAATAACATACACAGATGCAATATCTGTAATTAAGCTTGCCGCTTTGTCAAAACCAAGCACACTAGCCAGTAATATAATAAACGGATAGATCAGCATTCCTGCGAGTGCAAAGCCTGTATATCTACGCTCCGCGTCCCTCTTTAAATCCCTATCGTTTATCTCTAAACGTCTTTCTTCTAAGCGTAGCTTTTCCCACTCGTCAGGTTGTATAACGCCATCCCCGTTTGTGTCAGCTTTGTCGAACTCTGTCATTTGCATAATCCTGTACTATTCTTTGATCATAACCTAAAATAATTAATTTGCCAAACTTATCGTATGCTGCAAATTTCTTTCCACATTCTATTATTGTTGGGCGTTCACTTCTAGGCAAGTCACCTTCATTGAGTTGTGCGTCACTAGTATTTGTGCTTTTTCTGCTTGTTCGAGGCATTGTTGTTTATCCGAATAAGTTCCTATTTGGTAATACTGTAAGCGATCTGTACTAATAAAATGTAAAAAAACCAAAACATAAATCATGGAAAATAATCCCTCACATCTAACCAACCCATATAATGAAGATAACCTGTGGCTCCTATAAATGTCATAATAAGAAGAACCATTATACCCACTATAGTAACCATCAGTTCTTGTCTCTGAATAGCATCACGCCGCGCTTCGGCTTCAGCCTCCCGCTTCTCCTGTAAAACTTCTTTTCTTATCTTCAGAAGCTCTAACCATTTTGATCTTCCGTAGGATTGCGTGATCCACTCGCGGAGTTCTTCTTCAGCCTCTGCTGCTGCTCTAACCTTCGCCCAGCGATCCAGCGCCGTAGCGTTGGCGCTTTTGCTTGAAATACCTCTTTTCTGTAGCGTTTTCTTAGCTTGGTCAGTTGAGTCAAAAAACTCTCCAATCTGTTTACTAAGGCCAGCTACGGTTTTGCCAGCGGCTAACCCTGTTTTGATACCTGCAAGAATCGTAATAGGGTCCATATCACATGCCGTCGTTACGGGTAAATTCCACAGTCTTTTCTAGTATAGCAATGCGAGATTGCAGTTTAATGATCTCCATCATATGACTAGCCATGCCACCCATATCCTCATTGATCATATCTATATCTTCCCAAATCTCATTGTCGGCATCTTCCATGTCTTCATAAAACTCTGACAGTATATCAATGATTTCTTGCAGATGATCAGTATTACGCTGCACATCCCTAATTAGATTAGTCTTATCCGTAGCATTGTTCTCAACAGTCAGAATGTTTACTGTCTCTTCAAGGTTAGATATCGTACTCGCTTGCTGTGCCGTCCACCAAATAAAGCCACCGATCTGAGCTATTACAACCCCGACTACAGCAATGCTTACCTTTGGTAGTTTATCAGACATCTATCTGTATCCTCTACGAGCCACAGCTTCACGTTGCACATCAATACGCTCACGGTTCACATCACTGCGTTCGTCTGCAATCTGCTCCTGAAGCTCTAATCTAGCCGAATCCGTTGTAGCTTGTTGCTCCATCTTCATCTGTTCTAAGTCAAGCTTGGCCTGATCCATTGTAGCTTTCTGCTGACTTTCCATTTGTTTGATAGCCAACTCCTGCATACGGATATTGACCAACGGATCTTGTTCCTGACCGTCCTCTCCTTTGTACGTGAGCATAGGCATAACCTCTTGCAGCAGCTGAGTCTCTACCTGCGCTACACGAGCTTCAATCATATCAGGTTGCATCGGTGGTTGCATCGGTGGCTGTGCCCCAACCTGCATCAACGCCATTTGTTGCTGTTGTTGCTGTTGGATCTCACTCTGTACAATCGTACGAGCCTTCATATTAACGTGCTGTAGCACATGACTAAACAACGCCGCCAATACCGCAGGTGTCTGCTGTAGTATACTCAATGCCAACAACGATATGTGCGCTGCAATGTGTGAGTCGTGATCTTGCTGTGGATACGCCTGTGGAGTCTTACCGCCAAGCATAGCCGCATTTTCAGAGGCTGGATCTTGTGGTTGTGGTTTTGGAGCCGGGGGCAATATCTCGTCTATATTCTGCACCTCCAATGCTTGATACATTCTCCTATAGGCTGCATGTAAGTTGTGCATCTGGGGATTAGATTGCGCCAACTGCAATTGCGTTTGAGCTAAAGTCACCCGCTGCGCCATAGAGAAGATGTTCGGATCGCTGACTGGGAGGACGTCAACCCGACCATCGAAGTCTTGCGCCTTGACCTGTGACGGTGCACCCGCAACTGCGTACGGATACATCGGAGGAAGGTTCTCGGCGAAGATACGCGCCAGTAAACGAAACTCCGTTTTCTGTGCGTAGTGCAGACGTTTGTGAATCGCAGACATAACTTTCATGCCGCGCTCAATTACAGCAACAGTCGTGCCCACTGGCATTTCGTTGCTCATGTCCCCAATCTGTTGGTCAGCTAAAGCTACAAAACGACGTCCGTCCTGTACCAATCCGCCCAGCATAGCCGCCAATGTGCCCGATGGCTCTT